AATAGTTGTAAAAATGTTTATTTCCTGGTCAATCGCAAATAATCCAAAATCAAGGTTTATTCATTTGTCGTATTCAGATACTTTAGCACTTGATAACTCAGAATCAATAAAAGACCTAATTCAGTCGCAACAATATCAAGATTTATTTCCATGGGTACAAATCAAAAAAGACTCCAAAGCTAAAGATAAATGGTACACCACTGAGGGCGGTGGCGTTTTGGCACGTTCAGCCAGTGGACAAGTTACTGGATTCGGAGCTGGACAAACTAACTTTGAAGAAGATGAAATCACAAAGTTTGGAGGTGCAATTATTATTGATGATCCAATTAAACCAGACGATGCAGAAAGCGCAACATTACGAGATAAGGTAAATTTCAAATTTGATTCAACAATTCGGAATCGAGTTAACAGCCGTGAAACTCCAATTATAATAATCATGCAACGTTTACACCAAAACGATCTTTGCGGATATTTGATTGATATTGAACCTGAAGATTGGCACGTTGTAAGCATGCCGGTAATTAAAAACGATGGAACAGCCCTTTGGAATGAAAAACATACAATTGAAGAATTAAGACATTTGGAAAAAGTTAATGAAATGGTTTTTCAAACTCAGTACATGCAAAATCCAACACCTAGAGAGGGATTATTGTTTCCGAAAGAAAAACTTACTTTTCAGGATTTCACAACTATTGACTTCAAAGATAAAATTGGTAGTTTATCTTACGTAGATATTGCTGATACTGGAGACGATAACCATTGCGTTATTATTGGAATATTGCACATGAAACGCATTTTCATTACAGACGTTTTGTTTACCAAATTGGGAACTGATTTAAATGTTGATCTTACAGCAGAAATTCTAAACAGAAATATTCCAGAGTTTGTATTGATTGAATCTAACTTTGGCGGTGGAATGTATGGACAGTTGTTAGCACCTAAACTAAATAAAATAATTTCAGTTAATCCAGTAAAAGCCAAATCAAACAAACATGCTAGAATTACGCAATTAGCGGGCTTTATGAAAATGTATTGTGTATTCCGTTCTGACTATGAAAAAGGAAGCGACTATGATAAATTTATGCGTAATTTAATGGAGTATAATAAAAACGGTACGGTAAAACACGACGATGCACCCGACTGTTTAGAGGGGTTATGTAAGACCGCATTAGATTTGCATATTAATTACTTTGATGAAATACCAAGTAATGATTCAGCTTCAGCAAGTGAGTAACCAATAGAAACAAGTCCCTGAATAGCATTTGCTTTAGTTTGTGCAGTTTCAGCTTCAGCTTTCTGATCAACTTGCATACATGGTAAATAAGAGTAATCCAATTCAACATAAATACCTTTAGATGTAAGTTCCAAAGAATCATTTAAAGCAAAACAAAACTTTTCCGCAAATGGAATAATACAATCCTGGTAAGCAGATTTCAAATAAGTATTTGCATTGTTAAAAGTTGCGCCTTTGTCTTTGCTAAATAAATTATCATTCAATCCAATTGCATCAATTACTCGTTGCATTGTCAAAGAAATAGTTTCAAAAATCATTTGATCTTTGATACCAAGTGAAAGCTGAGTGTAGTCTATTGGTTTATTTACGATGCGTATTGCGCTTTGATTATCAAAAATTCCGTTTTCGTCTTTAAAATCCTTTTCAATTTCAGTTCTATCATTAGGAACCAAAGCAGTCATTCCATTTGGATTTGTCTTTGGAGAAATAACACCAATTGCACCACGTTTAGTAATATTGACATTATTAAATCCATGCGCCCCTCTAGCATTTGTAATTGGCATTTCAAGAGATTGAAGTATTGATTCTCCTTTAATACCGTTTTTTGAAAAGTTTTTAAGGTGGATTATTTCGCTAGGATCAAACCTTTCATTATTTGACTGTAAAAAATATTCCTGGATTATTTCGCTTAACTCAGTTTGTTTATATTTGACACCGCTTAATTTTATCGCCATATCATCATTTGGTAAGTTTACCAAAGTTTTAGGAAAATCAGATAAACTTGTAGGTTGATTTTTGTAGATATAAACGTTTCCATAAATATCATGATTTACTGATACTGAAATTAACCATTCATTTCTATTCATTAATGGATTTGGTTTTTCAAGCAATTTAATCAATGGGTGGTTTTCAATTGGTTCGTTGGTTTTATAATCTTTAATTACGAAACGTCCATTTGAAAACATTGATGCTTTTTTCATTATGGGAATGTAAATTTCTGAAGTAGTCGAAAACAAATGATATTCATTGTTATTGACAGTTTCCCAAATTACCTGGGGAGCGTTAAAATTTCCTATCTGTAAACTATCCCATAAAGGTAACATTCTGGTCAATCTATCTGTACCACGTAAAGCATTTCTAAAAAGATTTCCCAAACCTAAAAGCGAATTTTCTTGCATAATCAAAATATTTTTATACAAATATAATTCTATTTAACATAATATTGTAAATTTGTACAAAGTTCTGTTTAACATAATATGAAAAAAGAGCAAATTAAGTTGTCAGATGAGCAAATTAAAAAGCTGAAAGCTGATAAGCAAAAGGTAGTTGATTCAACTAAATTGGTAAAGAAATGACTAAAGAAGAACAAATTAAGCACGTTTGGAAAAATCGTGAATTACTTATTACTCAAAAGACAAACGCTGTTAAACATGCTGATGTTGTTTATCATACAAAGATTGAAAATGATACAACTAAAGGAGTGAATAAAGCTGGAGTTGATATTACAGTTGAAGATCCAAGTATTTTACGTGCTAAACTTGTAATTAATACGACAAATTTGATTGATTCCCATATGGATTGCCATATTGCTGGAATTTGGAAAAAATCATTGCAAGAAACAAAACAACTTTATTTGTTGCAAGAGCATGAAATGGAGTTTGATAAAATAATTGCTGATTCAGTTGTTGACGAATTAAAAGCAAGCACTGAAACTTTATCATTCAAATCAATTGGTTTTGATTATCCAGGGAATACTGAAGCATTGATTTTTGATGTACAAATCAAAAAAGATGTAAACGAGTTTATGTTTGATTTATACCGTAAAGGACGAGTAACTCAACATTCAGTTGGAATGCGTTACATTAAAATTTTTCTTTGTGTTGATTCAAATGAAGCGATGTATTCAAGTGAAAAAGCAAACTGGGACAAGTATTATCCAATGGTTGCAAACAAAGAATTAGCTGATCAAAAAGGATTTTTTTGGGCCGTAACTGAGGCAAAAGTAATTGAGGGTTCAGCAGTTGTAAAAGGTAGCAACGAATGCACCCCAGTAATGGAAATTGAAATTGAAAAACAAGATAATGAAGCCGTCAATGACACTTCAAAAGGCGAGCCGTCAAAAGACACTCAAAAAAGAAGAAGAACAATTTAGTATTAACAAGTAAAAACTTAAAAAAATGTTTACTTACAAAACACAAGAAGAAGTTGATAAGATGACGGCTAGCGAGTACGAAACTTATACAACAGAGAAAAGCGCACACGAAGCTGATTTGAGAAAACAAGAAATCGAAAAAGCTATTGAAGAAGCGCAAAAAAACAACGCTACAAAAGAAGAAATTGAAGCGTTAACCGCAAAAAATGCTGAAATCGTTAAGGAGATCGAAAGACTTTCTTTAGAAGCAAAAAAAGCAAGTGAGGTACCAACAAAAGAAAACAAAACTTTTTACGGAGTTTTGAAAAGTACTTTTGAGGCAGTTTCTAAAGAATTGGACGCTGTAATTTCAGGCGAAGCAAAACAAATGACTGTTAAAGCGGTTGTAAATATCACAGATGCAACAACAATCGATGCTTCAGGTTCTGCAAATCACATTAACCTAACCACTAACACTGGTATCATTTCTAAAATCCGTTCAAGAATTTTGGCGTATTTGACGAATGTATCTGTTGCTCCAATGGCTGGAAACCGTGTGAATTGGATTGAGGAACTTGATGAGCAAGGAACGCCAATTTTTATCGCAGAAGCTGCAGCTAAAACAAAAATTTCAGTTCGTTATGAAGAGCGTGAAATGAAGTCTAAAAAAATCGGTGTTTACGGTAAAGTTTCAACTGAAATGTTGCGTAATTTGCCAATGTTGATTCCTTACATTCAATCTAATTTGATGAAAAGAGTTGACATCGTAACTGAAGACCAATTATTCGGTGGAGACGGTACTGGTAACAACTTGAAAGGTTTATCTGAATACGCTGTGGATTTCACGGGTGGTTCAATGGCTGGTACTTTGACTGCACCAAATATTAACGATGTGTTTAGAGCAATTGCTTTGCAAGTTCAAGAAGCGTATGGTACTGCAACTGCATTATTTGTTGAGCCATCTGTAATAGCTAAATTAGATGTTTCAAAAGATGATAACGGTTCTTATTTGTTGCCACCTTTCAGAATGGCTAACGGAAATCAAATCGCTGGAATGACATTAATTGCTTCAACTGGTCTACCTAGTGGGGTTGATTTTATCGGTGGAGATTTATCAGTAGTTCAAGTTAGATTTGCCGATGCTATGAATATTCAAATCGGTCAAGACGGAAACGACTTTACAAACAACTTGAGAACTATCTTAGTTGAGCAAGAATTGTTGCAATTCGTTTCTGCAAACGATGCACAAGTATTGGTACAAGGAACGGTTGCAACTGCAATTACTGCATTGACTATTGACTAATATTAATTAGCCCTCTTTCGACTGATTGAGGGCTTAATATTCAAGTTATGAAAATTGAAATTATTGTTGAAGTTGCTGGAATGAAAGTGGGAACAAAAAAAGATGTTCCAACGGTAATCGCTAGAGAATTAATTGATACGAAAGTAGCAGTTGAAGTAAAGGCAAAAAAAGCGACAAAAACAGACGAAACAAAAGCGTAAAAGATGAGTATTTTAGCACCAAGTGATTTTATAGGTAGGTATGCGATTACGCAACATCAAACCAATGCTAGTAAAATTCAATCGTACATTGATATGGTTGAGCCTAGTATTATGAATGAATTATTTGGAGTTGAATTGCTTGCATTATACGTTCAAGGAGTAGAGGACGAAGATGTAATTTATACAAAACTTCTAAATCCATTCTTTGAAAATTTGGAATGTGGTCGTTTAATCGAATCAAAGGGAATATTTGACATGCTTAAAGGGTTTGTTTATTTTGCTTATTATGCTGAAGATTATTCAGATGTTTCAGTAAATGGAAACGTTGTACAAAGCAATGAAAATTCAACTAAAGCAAATGATATTGAATCTAATCTTTATTTAAAGTACAATACAAGCGTAAAAACTTACAAAGCTATTCAATCCTATATCCTGGAGAATCAAAGCGTTTATCCAACGTTTAAAGGACAAAGAAAATCACTTCTAAACTGGTTCTAATGCGTAAAGACATAAGCGACATACTAGAGTTTGAAATCATTGAGAAAATTGATACAACTGTGAAAGTGGTTTACGCCAGCCCAGTTGAAAACAATACTCAAACTATCAGACTTTGTAATGATAAGTATTTGCGCTTATTCGGAGTTATTTGGTTTTTAGACGAATCAGAGTATTTTAGCGTTTTAAGTTATAATTCAGATGGTTCATTGACTATTGCGCCAAGTAACGAGGGAGTTGAAGCGTTTAGAGGACAAACTTTGAAACTTAAATTGCCGTTTTATTTGAAAGGAACGCCAATGGCAGTGAATTTTGAATGGAATAAATTAAGCGAAATTCAGGGGTTAAAATTACCTTTAGTTTGGCTTTTAAAACCAATTTATCAAACTTTCTTTGATGATAGCGTTTTAGATCGTAAAAGTGAATTAGTTATTTATTTGGTATGTGAGGCAAACTTTGCGGACGATTGGACAGATGAACTTGATGAAAAAAACGTCATTCCATTAATAAATTTAGCTATTGAAATTGTAAATTCAATCAATAGAAACAAGAAAATGTTTAACAAAGTTCTTGATTATAAAGCGTTGGATTTGTCAAAATTTGGAACTGAAGAAAAGAATGGAATGGTAAAAAATATTCTTGATGCAAAATTGTCAGGAGTAGAATTAACTGTTACCTTAGAGGTTAGGGAACAGATAGAATGTAATTGTTAAAATTTAAAAACAAAGAAAGATGGAAAATTGCTGTCAAGGAGGATTATTAAACACGGGGATTAAGCCTTGCGTTATGTATCCAGATTATATCACTGGAATGATTTTAGTTCCATTGAGAGGTTCAAACGGAAATAATCAATATATCAGTTTGACTCAAGACCCAAGTGGAGAGAATATTTTTGACCACTTAAACAATGAAAATCCTCAGGATAGATGGTACCCTATTACGGGTCTAGAGGATTCTGATTTACCAATTGGAGATACAAGTTTTGAAACTTCAACAACTGGAGTTAAAAGATTTTTGTTTGATGGTATTCGTTCTTTCACTGCTAACAAAGTAGGACGTAAAGCTCCAATCAAATTTGGCGAATCATTGAAAAAAAATCGTTGCACTGAGTTTGGAGTTTTCTTCATTCATGCAAATGGTATTTTAACTGGAATGCGTGATGGTTCAATTTTGAGACCGTTTCCAGTAAATCCTGAATCATTTGATCCAAAAGCGATGCTTAAAACAGTTTCAGCTTCACAAAAAATCATGATTGCATTTGATTTAGATAGAAGCGCTGATTTATCTAAAATTTATGGAGTTGATGGTTTAAATGATTTGGGAATTGACGATATTCAGTCAATTACTGGATTGATCGATTGCGAAATTGAAGTTGAAGATTTGGCAGTTGTTTCAGGAAACTTACAATTGAGACTTGTAATTAATGACTTGTACCGTGGTGGTTCAGTTAATTTACAGCCAAGCGGACAAGCTGGAAACATTACTGGTTTAACTGCATCTGATTTTGATGTTGTAATTGATGGTAACGGTTCAGCTTTCTCTGGAATGTCAGAATTGACTGACGGAAATTACACAGCTTTGATTTCTCCAACGCCAGGAGCAACTGGAGATGAAGTTGTAGTTTCTATTTTGACAAATACCGGGTATGTTGGTTCAGTAACATTTACACACCCTTAAGAAATGTTAAAGCATGGAAAAACTGAAATATCTGCTGATTTATTGGTAGATATTTCACTTTCCGAAGCGTTGGATAAATTCAAAATGTTTCGTAAAAGTGACGTTACTGAATTGCATAAATTAGCAAATCCAAAGAAACCAGCGACAAAGAAAGTCAAAAAAGAAAAAGAAAATGTTGAATCTGAAATTGTAGATTAATATTTTTGATTAATTGGTAAAGCCCTTTGTGATTATTTGCAAAGGGTTTTTTTGTACCTTTGAAATATTATGTTAAATAGAACTGAAATATACCAGGTAATGAATCGTGCAAAATTATTGAACGATAGATTAGCATGGTTTGAGATTTTCAAGTTTGACACTACATTTAAAACTGAATTGATAAGGAAAATCAATGCACAGTTACAAGACGGTAAAAATTCAGAGGGCGAAATTGTAGGATATTATTCTCCAGTAACTGAAATAATAACTAGAGGCAGAAAAAAAGCCTATGATCCGTATAATTTTTATGATACCGGTAAATTCAGAAAATCACTTTTTATTCGTTACAATTTAGATTCTATAAAATTTGATGGAGACGGTCAAAAACAAGATGAAAACATTATTTTGAAATATTCTAGAGATGGAGATTTATTAGGAATTTCGCCTCAAAACATGGATTGGTTTATTTCACAAATGCGAGAAAAATATATAAGTTATGCAAGAAAAGTATTATTTGGAAGTAGATGAATGTCCTTTATTCAATTGGCGAAAAGCCAGCAATGGTAAAAAGCATTTTTTGAGACGCGATAAAATTGGAACACAAGAGGAAGATTTGAAAGCGTGGGATTTACTTTTTGCAGATTACGTTGAAAAAATTGGACTTTCAAAAGAATTTATTGAATACCTTGAAAACTTAGAAAAGCTAAATAAAATCAACAAAAAAATTATTGATTCTGGAAATAGATTTTTATTGAATGATCGTGCTTATATTTTGATTGAAATAAAAGCATTTGAGGATAGTGTACAAGCTAACAAAAGTGATATTACAGATGTACTATTAATGCTTTCAAAAGTTCAAAGTTACCATTTAGAAGAAAAAAAAATAACCGTGCTTGAATATTTCAGGCTTATTAAAAACATGAAATAATGTCAAATGAAATAAAAAGAAGCGAAATAGCTGAATCAGATTTATTCAAAGAAATTGGAGATTCAGCAATTAAAAACGCAAAAAGTGTTGAAGTTTTAAACGATGGATTGAAAAAAACATCTAAAGAAGTTTTAGCATTGATGAGCGGACTTTCAAAAAATAGCCAAAAGGATATTCAAGAATTAGTTAATTTATCAAAAACGCTTAATAAATT